CTATCATCATATTCTTTAATGCCAACTCTTCTAACTGCTCACGACTCATTTTTTTTACATATTCAACATAGGGATCCCAAGAGTCCTTTACCGCAAGATGTACTTTCATCCTAAACTCAATACAATCCTCCATTCTTTTTTTAGGTTTATATTGATAACCTCTATCCCACCACGGTTGACCAAGTGTAGTCATACTAAAATCCTTACATTTTGGTTTACCTATTCCCTTTTTACCTCTCCATACCAGATATGGTTTTATATGTTTCTTTGTAAGATTGTTCCAAACCTCACCATTCTTACTGACGTAGTAATTTGGAATTATAACACCATGTTTTCTAACTGGCATGTAGTCAATACCGTCTATTGTAATCATTAGAACGATCTAATAGGACCTACGACACCAGTTCTAGAATTATTCACACGATATATGTGTGTGCTACCCTCGATACTTTGAACATGGACTTCTTCACCCATGATGATTGCTGATTTTGAATGAGGTGCGAATGTAGATAATCCTCCTCTACGTGTATTGTAGAGTTGACAGTACCCACTAGGCAACACTCTGACTCCTATATTTTCCATAATTAAGACAAATTAGTTCACGACGTTTTGTTTGATCTATCATGTATGTACCTGTAGATCTCATTGTATATGTATGAGCAAAGTCATACTGATACCACTCCTCAAATCTGTGAATGATATCGGGATGGTTATTATAAGATATCATAACATTGCACAAATGTGCATCCATGATATCAGCAAATAATCCATGGTCAAAACCTTTATGCATTTGACCTTTATAACCATAGAGGTTATCTTTTACATTATAAGGTGGATCTGCATATAAGAATACATCACTCTCATCAGATTGTAACTTACTGTAATCTAGACATGTAATTTTCCAGTTCTTTATCAACTTAGAATAGTCTTTGAGATTGTTGATACCACGTATGGAGAAGTTGGAATCACTTGCTTGTGGTGAGAAGGACGAACTTTCAGTGAGACCAGAGAAAGAACACTTATTAATAATATAAAAAGCAACCGCTTTATCTTTATATCCAATATCGTCGTCATTTACTTTCTCCTTTGCATCTAAAAATAATTGTCTAGCAGAACCCTGATCTGGATGTCTCTGTTTTAATTGTATGAGTTGATCGTAAAGATAGTCACCATCGTCTCTTAATGCTAACCAAAAAAGATATAATGGTTTGTATAGATCATTGACCCAGATAGGTAAATCAGGATAACGTTTTGTCATCTCGATTGCCATGCTACCACCACCTAAAAATGATTCACGATACTCTGTAATGTTCTCAGGCAACCACTGACATAACTTAGGAACTGCTCTTGACTTACCGCCAGGATATCGTAGTGGTGTTTTCATTCTTCTACTGACTCTAGTTCTTCAATTGCATCTACTGGTACTTCATTACCATCTATACTATACCAGTGCTGATCTTCTCTTATACCTAGGTATGCTAGATCACTAAAGGTATGCTCTCTTAGCATTGCCTGTAATCTCCAATGTATTAGTTCAGACTTTTTCATTGTACTATTGTCATTCCATAATCTTCTGGAGATGGAACAGGCATGTAATAACCATCAGGTATCATTGGTGTGCCTGTTGGTGGTCTCTTTGGCATTGTGATAATGTCAATAGTTTCCTCAAACCATCTGTTCATTGATTTTGCCATCTGGCGATAAGAGGTTCCAACATAAAGTTGTCCTGATACAACTGCTACAGTTGCTGCACCCCAGAATGCATAATAAAATCTGGATTTTACTTGTGCTCTCACACGGTCACGTTTACTAGTCATTTAAAGGTACACTCCACCATAATTTCAGTTAATGCTGCCAAGAGATTTATTTCCTGATCAGCAACAAATGCTGATTGGTATTGATACTTGGCAATAATCAATACCGCTTGAGGTATGCTAGTAGGAGAAAGAGAATCATACAAACTATCATAGACAGTTCGTAAGATAGCATTAGGATCATTATCTAAATTAGCAACGATCCATTTTCTTGTAGCACCGAAGTCTTTTGTCTTCAATGCACCTACAAGTTTTTCCAATCTAATCTGACTTATCTGTGCCAGAATCCCAGTGTCTATAACTCCTGATGCTGCATACCTTTGCAGTTCGTTAAGGGTACGTCTGAAGTCTGGGAAGAACTTCTGGACGACCTCAGCGACCACAGCATCAGTAAATTGTATATCCTCTGCAGTAAGTATTCCACGACACCTCTCAAAAAATTGTGTAGCAATCTGTTGTTTCTGTTTTCCACGAGTGTTGCAATCAATAACAGTTGTTCTTGAATGAAGAGGTTGTATAATTTTATTTTTAAAATTACAGGTAAAAATAAATCTGCAATTACTTTGAAACTCTTCTATAGATGCACGCAATAACAACTGTACATCATGTGTAGTGTTGTCCGCTTCATCTATAATAATAACTTTATGTTTTGCACTAGACGTAAGAGAAACAGTAGATGCAAATTGTTTTGCATTGTTCCTTACTGTGTCAAGAAATCTACCTTCGTCAGATCCATTGATAACAATAGAATCCACACCCAGTTCATGACACAATGCTTTTGCAACTGTAGTCTTACCGATCCCTGCTGTGCCACACAAGAGAAGATTAGGAACTTCTCCTGCATCAACAAAAGACTTGAAGGTTTTCTTCAAATCATCAGGAAGGATACAATGTTCAATATTCTTAGGTCGATACTTTTCTACCCAAAGAAATTCATTCATAATTTAATCATAACCAATACGGTTTTCTGGATGGGTCACGTAAATAATTAGATGCAACCCAAGGTTTGCTGCTAATGTAATTCTTGTAAGCAGTAAAAGTGTCAATGCTTGTGTCATATTTAAACTCATCAGGCATAGCACGTGTAAAAGACTTTGGTTGAGGTAACCAGTCTGGGAATATCATCTTAGCATACTCGATAGTTGGTTGGCAACTATGTACTTTGCTGTAACGATGAGTGTATTCTGCACACAGGGCAAGACCATGTAGTATTAACCACGTGTAATTATCTTGTGCCCAGATAGTGCAAGGATGATTACGGAATGCACCCTTGTCTGTTTTGTATGGAGTGCCATCTAACTTAGGCAATGTGCCAAAACCATGACCCCACTTGGAAGACGCAACGATAGATAACATTTGACATGTTTCTAGTGGCATCTTGACAATGTGTTTGTCAGGTAGCACCTGTGCAGAAGCAACAGGGTCAGGGTCGGTAACAAATATATTCATGGCACAATGGTATATTACCCATTATACACAGAGTCTGGTTCTAATGCAATAAGATATTCTAAATCTTTGTTCGGATCTCTGAACAATGCTGCATTATGTTTGCTGATAGTAACTTCATAATCTGCAGGAAGAAGTTTTAAATATTCTACCTTAAAATTAAATGTGAATGTAGCATCAGTAGTTCCTACTCTTACGGAATAGTTGTTTGATGTATCATTCTTTTTGTCACGCACAACAAGATTGATTTCTGAACCATCACCAATAACTGCAAGATCAGCAACACTATAGATAGATGCTGCTCTAATCAAATTGTTTAGATCATTCCATGGAACAATAAAACACACATCCTTACTAGGGATCTCTGCTCTGTTTTCTGGAGGTGCTGTGATTGTTGATGGGTCAGCAAAGAAATATCTTGATTGACATTTTTTATCTTTGATGACTACGTAGTTGTCATTCTGAAAATCAAAATCAGGATTGTCAAACAATGATAGACCAGATAGGAATTCTCCTAGGTCATATATTGCAAATGCTTTTGGAAACTTTTCTTCTACAACTGCACGAGAAAGAATGTTTCTCTGGATTGATAGTGTAGATAATTCCTGCCCTTCCTTAAAGGTAATTGACGGATTAATATTGGAAAAGTTCTTCAGTATGTCAAGTGTCCCTTTAGACAGTTTCATTTACTTGCTTCCTCCATAGTATAGAAGTAATATAATAATACACAATAGTGCATTGCTTTCTTTATGTCAAGTGTAGGTGTCCCTTTCTTGTCATAACGACTTAAGTATTTCATAGCATTACCTCGGCAGAACCCTTTGGCATCACCGAGTGCTTGAATAAAATCTAGAGTTTGGAATTTGTTTCCACTCACATAGTGTTTGGTGTAAGTCTCACCAATGTAGTCTTTCATGAGACTAAGAACCACGTCCTCATCAAACTTGAATTGGGGTTGTTCTGTATTGATCTCAATGTTGCCAGTAATTTCTGGGGGAGAGTAGTATGGAACATCGTCCCCCAATGAGGGGAACCCATATTCTCCGAGTAGTCCTTCTTCTTCCAAAATGTCATAGAGTAACCAGTATGCCACTATTATACCTCAAAGGATACGTCAGCGTCAACCTTATCGTAAAGTTGCTGAAACGCTTCCTTGGTCTCTTCGTCAAAACGTGAGATACAAGCAGTGATTGCCTTAGCACGATTGCCAAAGATCTCATATGCTTTTACGATATGCACAAGTCTTCTTGTACTGATAACCTCGTCGATACCACCGTCAAAGAATGTCTTACGGATGATGTCTGCCCAGTCGCAAAGTCTCTTGTTGAACTCTTTGTCTGATGACAATAGATCGAGCATCTTCTGCTCTGTAGTGGGATGAGGATAGTTCTGCTCAAAGGTAACAGGGAATCTCTCAAGGAATGCTTCGTTAAGAACGTTAGTGCCTACGAATCTGCCATCCTCAGAACCTTTACCTTTTGTGTTAGCAGTAGCAACAACAGTGAAACCTTTTGAAGGTTTTACATACTTGCCGATCTTCTTAAGGAAGACACCTTTGCCTTCAAGAATAGATTGCAAACATAGTATCTTGTTAGATGCTAGGTCGATCTCGTCAAGTAATAGAACTGCACCTCTTTCAAGTGCTTCGACTACAGGACCGTTGTGCCATACTGTGTTGCCATCAACAAGTCTGAATCCACCGATAAGATCGTCTTCGTCTGTCTCGATAGAGATATTGACTCTGATCAACTCTCTGTTTGCTTTAGCACATGCCTGTTCTACAGAGAATGTCTTACCGTTACCAGATAGACCTGT